TTACCGGTTGTTAATGCTTCAACTAATTTCATTCTTTCTTGTTCTAATTCAATATCTTTCCATAAAATATCTATCAATTTCGTTGCTTGGTCGCCAAATCGTTTAATCAATTCTATTTGCCATGTTGATTTGTATGTTTCTCCAACGCCATATTCCTTAACACCTACACCTGTTTTGTTTCCCCATTGTAGCCCCGGCAATGTTATCTTCTTTTGTGAAGTTTCTAAAATATCACTAACACTTTTCGCGGTTTTTAATAACGCTTTCATATAATCAATGATGTTGTCAACATCACTTTTTGATTCTGTTGAAGATGATAACACATTACCACCATAACTATAGCCAACCAAGCCGCCCTCTTTGTAACCTCTTCTTTTTTGTTCTAACAAAGCTATAACTTTACCCCATATCGGATGCTTTACCATCCATGCGGGAGCCACCCACTCCCCACCATGCACAACACCGGCTACTTGAGATATACCAACATTTGCGGTATAACCGCCAGATTGGTGTGTTGGTAAATGCCGTATACGTTTCCGCAATTCATCTGGATTAGTCGCAAGTTTCAAAAGCGCCAGTATCGGTCCTAAAGTATACAGAGAAGCAAGCCCTATATTGCGCCAATCTTCTTCTGTTAGGAACGGTTTGACCGCTTGTGCTTTAACAAGTTCATCAACATACTTCTTTAACTCTTCTGTTGTTTTGTGAGTAGTAACCCCGAATTTTTCCAACACAGCCGAAAGAATTGCTAATTGTTGTAATGCAACAGTTACATCGTTTGATAATTTAAAGTTTTGGAAAATTTCTGCTAATTCGAGATAAGTCTTTTTCAGCTTTTCATCAGCAGTTGATTTAGCAGCCGTTTGTAACCATTCTGAGTACATTCTGACGTATTGTTGGATGGTATTCAAACCTCCGCCTTCCACTAACCAACCAGTAACCCCAGAAAGACCTTGTTGTTTATATAATCTTTTAAATAGATCGCCCATCTTCGCAAAGAAATCAATAGATTCTTTTGCTGTTGGATGCCATATCGCATTCCAAAAATCTACAAATTCTTGCCATTTTCGTTTAAACCACTCAACTAACTTTGTAAATGCTTCTTTAATTTTATCCCAGTTTTTGGCTTCTAAATAAAGAGCAATGGCGCCGCCAACAATAGCTCCACCAGGACCAAGTATCGGATATAAAGCAGCTCCAACAATCATGGCACCTATAAGCGCTATTAATTGCTCCTTTAACGATAACTTATTTTCCGTCATTTCTTTGATAGCAGTAATAGCTAGTATAGCTGCAAAAGGAATGGGCTTACCACTAGCCAATATACCTGCAGCCAGCATATCGCCGAACCAGGACTTCAGCTTTCCAATGAAATCTAACTTATCATCCTTTTTTGTGTTCATTAACCAAATCACTGATCCGATTTTTAATCCGATGTTTGGGTCTCTGGTAGCAATCCCTGCAATTAATCCTGCGCCGAGCGCTGTTTTAAAAGCATTTAATAAATCCTCTTCACTAGCTAAATTCTCTCCTGGTTTTACCCCGATTATTTTTAAAATACCATCAATAGTTGCTCCGCCTATAGTTTGTAAACCTGCGCTTATACCTTTCCACATGTCAGGTGCATACTTTTTTAATTTCTCGGCTAGAATCTTTATAAATTGTGCTGCCCAATCAGCTAACTGAGTAATGATTACATTAAATACATCGACCCAATTTTTACCATCGCCGATTTGTTGAACTGTATTCCTAATTTTACCTAAAAAATCGTATACTTTGACCTTTACAACTGTATATAAACCTATAACAATTTTCTTAATTTCCTCTAATCCGCCTTTTGTGTTTTCTACATACTCATAAACAGCATAGCCAAAACCAGCTAATAACAGATTCAACGGATTGATTAAATGTACCATTGTATATAAAACTTGGAATAAATCACCTGCTAGAGAACCAATAATTTTTAGCGGTATCATGAATCTAAAAGTGGCTTTGGCAATTCCAAGTAAAGCATTAAAAGCGCCTTCTAAATGTTCTTCTGCCCAATCTGCGGCTTTCTGAACTATTGGAACGACTTTTAAAAGGATGCGATCAAAGATGGGCATTAACCTGTAAAGTGTTGACTGGATAATAACTTGTATCTTTTTAAATGTCATAGCCACACTTGAAGCTGCTTTTTGATAAGCTGATTGAATATCACTTGCGTTCTCTCCGGTAGCTCTTCCTATTTCTTGCACTGTGTCTTCTAACGTTTCGTAATTATTTATCCAGTTTATAATAGCTCTTGTGGCTCTAACTTCAAAGCCAATACTAGACAGTACAGCCTGCTTAGTTTCATCAGAAAGATCGGCTGTCATATCCCTCAATTGTTTTATAAGTTTCAAAATGCCAACAAATTTGCCTCTTTCATCATATACTTGTATACCAAGCTTTTGCAATTTATCCACTTTTTCAAATATATCCTGAAATGCCATTTGTGTTGCAGTAGCGGCTCTTGCAGGAAGCAATCCCATTTTAGTCAATGCAGTAAAACCGCCTAAAGCTTCATCAAGCGAAACACCCAATTGCCTTGCGGCTGGTGTAATAACACCAAAATAAGTTGACATATCTTGAAATGTCAAAAGACCAACTTTCATAGCTTTAAACATTTTAGAATAAACATCAGCAAGCGTATATCCTTGTTTCTTAAACGCATTAACCATACCTATAGCAGTTTGGAAAGTTTGCTGCATATCAGCTCCGCCTGCAACTGCAGCATAAGCAGTTAATTTAAGATATTTAGAAGCTTCTTCTGCATTTCGAGTTCCAGAAGAACCTATCATATAAAGTGCATTTGCAACTTCTTCTAAACTTTTTCCACTACTTAAAGCAACATCTTTAACTATCTCTTCTGTTCTTCTTAGATTGGTATCCATCATTGTAGAAGCTAAAGCTATGGCGTCGGCTGGTTTTTGTATCAAAGCGGAAGCACCATAAGCCGCACCACCTATCATTGTAAGACCTTGAGTAATAGTTCTAAAATAGCCTTCCGTAGCATACTGCAACGTAATAAAACTTCTTTGTGTGTTTAGCATTTGTTCACTTAAATAAGAGAAGCTTTTAGCTACGGTCGTGATGGGTAATCCGATAAAAGCTTTTCCAAGTGATTTAACTACTGAAACACTTTCAGAAAAAACTCTATTTGTTCCCGAAAGAGTTTTCTGAAGTTTAGAATAAGTTGAGTGTGTTTGTGAAGAAGTAGTATTTAATCTATTAAAAGCTCCTGAAGCGCCAGTGGCTTCTGCTTTTAAGCTTTGTAATTGATTTTTAACCATTTGAATTACTGTAGAGGCTCTATCTAAAGCAACTATATTGATATTAACCTCTTGACTAACTAAGGCCATCAAATCACCTCTTTTCTCACCGAGGTCGATTCAATCTCTTGTTTTCTTCTGCTAAATATTCTGCAAAAGCCGATTTGAATATCGAATACATGATTACAAAATCAAACGGTTGATCGCATAATCCTCCTTCATAAAGCATATGCCTTAAATTGCCTTTATGATCAGTCAAAATGATGTATTTCGAATAGTAATTTCTGATTATTTTCTCTGCAAAAGGATCATCAACAAATTTATGACCTTGTAAAGTGGCTTTCATAACTCTAAATGCATCTTGCGAATCTATCTCTTTAAACTCTTTTATTTGTTTGTGATAATAATCCTGAATTTGTTTTACGATGTCTTGTTTTAAAAAGCTACAATAATATTCGTTTATTGGAACTGATTCAGACCAAGAAGTAATCAGGTCGGGAAGGGTCTCAACGACCCTCCCCTCTTGAAATTTTAAAAAAGCGCAATAAGGTAAGTAATCTTTAATAATAACCCAATCATTCTCATGGGTTATAATCATTTTACTTCATATAATTCTTCTACATCTCCTGAAACTATCCCATAAAGCCTCTGAAGGTAGCCCCAAAGTTTCCAAAGAACCGAAGACTTAACCTTCTTAAGATTCTCAACATTCACTGGTGCATTTTCACTCCAACCTTTTATGACTTTAGTAAGGAAATTAAATGGCAATTCACCTTGTAAATCCGATAAATCCATCTGATATCTACCATCTTCCATAACTGTTACTTTAGCACCTGTAAATGTCTTTCTTAAATCGGCATCAAGATATGCTGGAAGTTCCGCTAACACTTCAAACCATGTATCGGTCTCCTTCTTGGATAGCTTATCACCATCAAAGAAAACCTTTACAGTCTTTTCAGTAGCAAATAAACTCACCCTATCCCCTCCTCATTAATATGATCCAGTGGTATTATTGTAATCATTTACAGTTATAATGCTTCCGCTAGAAGGAAGCACAGCTGTGAAGCTACCACTAAGAACAAGTCTACCTTTATCACTTATATCGTGTGTAAGCTCGCTGAAGATGACGCTTGGAAGTATTAGCTCGAATTTGTAAGTAGTTCCATTATAATTCTTTTCAAAAACTGCTTGTATCCCCCATGGTTTTGCATTAACAAATTTATCTTCGTATTCTTCATTCAAAGTTGAAGTATCAAAAATGATATCAACATTTCCTGTTATTTCAAGATTAGCTGGTGATAATGTTTTTCTCAAACCAGTTCCATCATACCTGTAATCGTCAGTATCAAGATTGTTGTTTATTGTTAATTCGAAATTGGTATATTTCTCCGTAGAAGAGAAAGAAGAACCATCACTTGAGTAAAGCAATGAGATTTCTTTGAATGTATAAGGCTGCGTATCTGGTTTGGTCATAGAAGATTCATCTATAGTTGCAGTAGTAACTGTTTCTTCCCTTCCAACAAAATCGACAGAAACAGATGGGATGGAACCTATTGCAGCACTTAGTCTTAGCTGGTTAATTTTCATACCTTTGTAAAGCATTTTTATTCCAGCATGGTCAACTAAAACTACACTGCTTGGAAGGTCCTCGCCAACATCAATAGGTGTAATAGAAGTATATTCATCGCCAGAACTTGCCGTTCCATCTGGGTCCTCAAGCGTTGCCTTTCCTAAAGTAAGATAGAATAATACACCTTCAAGTTTTGGCCAAAGTTCGATATCCATAGAACCTTCTGCGCTAAGTTTACCTGGCGCCAATGCTTTTGGTGCTCTCGCGCCAAGTATTGCTTCAGAAGTTATCATGTCTATCTTTCTGTTTAAGCTCTCAGTTTTTAATGGAAGTTTGTATTTAAGATTGCTCTCTGTTCCCTGACCAAATGTGCTCTCTAAACCCAAAAAAGCTTTACTTTGTGCTCCGGTCAACATTATTTTACACCTCCCGTTTAAATATCCAGTTAATTATTTCTTCAGCCAATAATTCAATCGTTTCCTGATTTAATAACATAAAGTTTCTTTCTGGCATCTTTGATGTTCCCGTTACATGATACTGAGCATATTTCACTTGTGTGTAATAAGTTAGAATGTTTCTCTTGGCTTTGTATCTAATTGAATTTCTAAGCTTTCCTGTCCTAGTAAGAATAGGATGGCTTGCATAATTTGGACCAAATTTTCTAGCTCTTTCTTTCATAGTAGATGGCTTAAGAGATTGCCATCTTTTTCTATTTGGAAAACCGCTCCCTTCATAAACAAAGTTTTCTAATAAAGCATTCAAACCTATAAAAGCCGATTTTCGCAATCCTCTTTCTGGATTGCGTAAACGACTTGATATTGAATTCAATTCGGATAAAAGATTACCCATCTTTACATCTATTTTAATCACCATGATTTTAACTCCTCGTCAGTGAACACTCTTTCATTAGAATGAATAACAACTTTAGAAGTATCAGAAGGAGTTACCTGTTGTTCTAAAACTCTTGTCCTCATCTCTGTGTAATAGCTTTCCATTTCTGTTCTCCACATTTCCATAAATGTATCCGCCATATCTACATTGCCTACATAGGCATATAGCCTTGAAATCACATAATTTCTTGCAGCTTCATCTCTAACAGCTTCAGGTGCTTTAGGTAATTTATATGCAAAATATTCATTAGCATTATCAATTATTTCTTGAAGTTTATCATCGTCTATCAAACCTGTATCCAATTCATCGGTAAGATACTGTAATAAATCATCTGGTAAAATTTTCTTTATCTCTTCTAATGTAACCATATTATCACCTCAAAAAAGGGGATAGGGCGGGGCCCAGACCCCGCCTTTTATCATGAAATCGTTACATTAAGTATCTTCACTGCATTAGAGCTTGCTGGATATGGAAGAGGTCTGGACTGCACAAATATAGCTTTAGCTGCCCCGTTGTTTGTAACATCTTCCCAAACAACAGCCTCACCCTTTAGAGGTCTGCCGTCTGGAGAAACTTTGTAGTTAACAAGAGCACCAAATCCAAGTCTGAAGTAGCTAGAATCAACAAAGATTATTTTTCCAGTATTGGCGCTCTCGTCGAATGGTATGTAGTATTTGAAGTTTCCAGTCTCATCTGTGTATCCGCCATTGTATACATACATATCTGCATTGAGCCCGTCTATATTGAATGTCTGTCTTGCAGTCTTAAAGGTTCTTATGTTGGTCCTGAGAAGCCCAAATCCATTCTTATTCGCCCATTGCTGGAGCTGAGTATTCTTAAAGAATGCTTTTTCCACATTAGGTGTAATTATTATAAGGTCAGGATTTGCTCCATTTCTTCTCATCTCGTCGGCTATGTCGATAAGATCAGAAGCTACAGGAGATGTAGAAGATAGAGTGTAACTTTCTGCAGGAATATTAAAGTTTATTTCATAAGCTCTTTCGCCATCGTTGTAGGTTATTTTTCCTTCAGAAAGTATCTGAGCAAACATAAGTTCAATTCTTCTGTAGGTTCTGTTCTTAAGTTCTTTAGTAACCTTCGCAGCTACATATTCGATATTAGAAACAACATCCTGGGTGTTGTTTATAGCTATAATCTTTGGATTGACTATATTAAATACATCATCTTCGGTTATAACATAGTATTCGAATATCTCAGGTGGAGTGTAACTAACTTCGGAAACACTTGATCCAAGATTGATTGGTTTTGCTGGATCGCCTATTTTTCCTAGAGAAGCTACATTCATTCCGTTCTTTTCAAGTCTGAGTTTAACAGATGGAATAGGAGAATATTCCCTAACTTGTCCAAGTTTCTTCACAAGAAGGAAATCCTCAACAGGAACCTGTGAATATACACCAGTTAAGTATTCATAATTCAAACCCATTGTTTAGCACCTCCTTAAACCTTTTTCTCTACAAAAATTCCGACTTTTCTAAGCTTTGCTTTTATATCCTCGTCAAGAGTGGTAACTATCTCATCTTCGTAAACTATACCATGGAAAAGAACTTTTGCTGTTGCTGGAGACTGCCCAGATGCCACGTTTTCCATAAGGATTCCAGCAGGTTCTCCAGAAGAAAGCGGAGCATAGTGGTGGATATCGTTGGTGTCATCCTCAACATACTCAAGTATAGTCCCTTTAGGAATATCAGCACTTGCATCGACAGGCACTATAGCCTCATATCTCTCAAGCATCTAAATCCCTCCTTTACTCTTTTTCTCCCATAATCATCTTAACGGCGTTCTTAACCTTGCTCTCAAGTATCTGTTTGTTGTCAACTTCTTCGGAAAGCTGTGTGGTGAGCTCAGGTTGTTTAATATCTTCAAATATCTCTTCAAACACTTTCATTTGCTCGGGCTGTTCTAGCACAATCTTCTTTGCTTTCTCAATAACGGCGGGCTTTACTCCTTTATTCAGCCAATCTTTAGCCCAGTTCTCTACTTTAGCTTCCCATGCTTCTCTCTCCTTTGCTTTTAGTTGTTCCTCAAGTTCTACAACCTTCTGGTTGGCTTCCTCAAGTTTCTTAACAAGCTCTGTCTTTTCCTCTTCGAGAGCTTTCAGTTGCTCTTCAAGAGCGATAACCTTATCCTCCATCTGTTTATCCACCTCCTCTTCAAGATGAAACTCGGGCGGTTCCTTATCAAACGCTTTGTAATGTGCAGCTAAATGATTGTAAACTCTCTTTCTATCCTTCACAGGTATGTCTGCCCCGCCACGAGCTCCAAGCAAAGCTTTCATAGCTGCACTAACTCCGCCCCAAACAAGAGTAAGCTTGCCATCAATTAGTTTGTGGTGTGGTAATTTATAAGCTTGTTTATTGTGTGGTAAGCCATCTTCTGGATCAAGTTCGTAGTTCTCCTTATCAACATAAGCACATGCTTCGGCTAATCCTCTCCAACCTAGCTTCTCAATAATAGCATTACCGTCTTTTGCCCAATCCCAATCCCATCTTGGTGAATCATCTTTTGGTGTATTAACAACTTTTGGAACCATAAGTTTCACCTCCGCATCTTCATCATCCATAATCGCCTTGGTACTCATTCCTGCCTGAAATGCATATTTCACTATATCTGCTAAATAACTGTAAAGTTCATACAATTTTTCAGAAAGCTTTATAGGTTGCATTTTAGGATGTGCTGGACGATTGGTAAGAGCCACTCCTACAAGAACCGCGCCAACATCTTCTCCTGTTTCTTTATCTGTATAATGTTCCGTAAATTCTGCAGAAAGATATTCGAATTTCTTCTTCTGAACTAGCTCTGCCCCTTCATCAGTAAGAACTATCTTAGCCCAAAGTCCATCTTCTCTTGCTTCTACATCAACTATATCCCCATATTTTCCCACAAGATCGTTATGTGATATATTGACAGGTGGTTTATAATGTGGTATACCTTTTTTAAAGTTCTCAGCTAACTGTTGAATAAGCTCTTTTGTTATTTGAATCTTTCCATATCTCGGATCGTAAAATTCTCCGAGAGGAAGGATATTATGCCAAAATTCTTTCTTTGCTTCAGAAAGTTCAGTTATTCTTATCATATTTTCGCCTCCTAATTTCATTCTTTCAAATTTCTTAAGAGTTTTCTTATGAGTCTTGGTTCTTTTATCCTCAGGAATTGCTTCCAACAATTCCTTTAAAATTTCTCTTGTAGCAGGCGCAACATCTTTTAAATGATTAAGATCATACCACAGCGAGGTTAAAACTGTCTTTCCATCCCTAAGAATTGCTATATTTGCGCTAACTCCGTGCTTAATCTTTTTCTTTCTCCAATCTAAAATATTTCTCTTTGGCGGCATTTTTCTTAATTTAAAAACGATTGTGTTTGCTAAAACAAAAGCTGTTATGTCTTCTTCTTTCCTGTCATTATCTATGTCATACTTCAAGTGTTTTCTAAGATAAATCTTTATCATATTATCACCTCAATACCGAGCCAATTAACATTTTATCTATATCACGTTTCAAAGCAGGTGTTTCAACCTCGTTTATTAATTTAAAAGATGCAGGTAACCTATTCAGAGGTTCTAAATAACATCTACAATTACCAGACCATGTCATCTTACCATTTCTCATAACTAAAAGTACATGATTTTTCTTTAATTCAACATCGTAAACATAGCCTTCATAATCAGAAATTTCTATTTCAAAATCCGTCGTTTCGACAATATCGCCCTTTATAACACTCAACATTTTATCCGTTCTTTTTACTTGTTCGGGCTTAATAGAGATAAGGCGATCGTTTCTTAAAACCCAAACATTATGATCTTCCGTAACTTTTATATCAATCAATTCATTATAAAATCTATAAACCCTACCTTCATACCAATAGCCTACCTTACAATCAACTTCCGTTAATTCTTCCTGTAATGTTTCTGGATTTAAAGACCAAACTAGTTCTCCTTCGTTCACATCACTCCAATGTTTCCAGCCTGACTTGGTCCACAGTAAATGATCTTCTGTATAACAATTCGGGTGTAAAGGAGGCGTGTTTTCTAACACTCCTGCAAAGTCATTTGCGAGTATTATTCGACCATTTCTTGCCGCACACATAGGACATGTTTTTTCATCCATTATAGCTCTATACCTAAAAGCTACTATATCACCAAAATAAGAAGCTCTTAACAAACCCAAATTAAAATATCTCACGCTTTCGGTTTCAGCAACTACTTTTGCTCTATTATGAAAAAACTTCTTCAGTTCACTTTCAATATTTTCTGTGTCAATCTGCTTTGCAGCTATAACTTTCTGTGCATCAAAAATAACCTTTGAAGTAACTTTGGATAGATAATATTTCAATTCATCTGGCATATCTGCAAATATTTGATGAACTTCAAAATTACTTAACTGATCAATTTTATCTTTGTATATACTTTTCAAAAGACCCTTATCATATTTTAAAGCCCTTTTAACTCTTTTTAAAACAATAGGATCAAGTATAGGATTAAGTCTTACTAGCTCAATCAATTTTGTTACATCTAAAACTTCCCATGCTGCATAATTGTAAATTAACAAAAGTAACACATAAAGTATCTCATCTAAGTTATTTTCTTGTTCACCATAAGGATATTTTACCATATTTTTGAGCGTTTTTTGACTTTCACGATAAATTGCGTATAAAAGTCTATTTTTTGACCTTTTTATTAAAGCTTCGTAATCCCGCTTATTCATTGGTATTTTCGCCTCCAAAGAGATCATTATAAATTTTTTCTGCCTCTTTTATATATTCTGTATCTGTTCCGACTTGTTGCTTCGGAGCGCCCAACATAGACCTGATCCAATCACCATCAGTGTTAACATCAAGCACACCAGCGCCAACTAACTGATTAAATGCAAGTGCTAGTCTGCTCATATCTTCTGGAGATGGTTGTGATCTGAACAAGAAACTGCCAAATTCTGCAACATTAGAAAAATTATAAGTGATTATCTTTTGAATTAAGTCATTCAACAAAGCCTCTGAAACTATTTTTGCTAATCTTTCAACAGCACTCAAGAAGAGGTTCATTTGCACCCTACCTAAAGAATATGCCCCTGATCTCTCTGTAGAAAGAAGTAATGGTGGAACAAGTAATGATCTTGCTATCAATTGATTGGCATATTCTATTGCATCTCTGAACTCACCAGCAATATTCACTTTCGGTTCTAATAATTTGATATCAGTTGCTGTATCTGTAGCTATAACACCATTCATCCATAGGTTCTTTAAGTCTTCTACCAGTTTTTCTGCGTCAGTTGTTTGTCCATAAAGGATCGGCATGGAATATCTTTCCATAGCTATTGCCCAAAATTTAAATAAAGCACTTTTAAAACGATAAGCACGCCATGCTCTTCTTAAAGAAGATTGGCCTAAAACACCTGATCCCATCTTGATAAAGATTGTCTTTTCTCTCGGAATAACAACCTTCTCTCTGGTTGTTGTTTGAATAAAAGCAGTTATTTCATAATTATCTACTTTTGCGTGTAAAGTCTCAGAAGGTATAACTTCAATCTTACGAATAGTGTATTTATCTCCATCAATCTTCCATACTATCTCCGCTACTGCAAAACCATATACTAATGCATTAACAACCATGCGTGTTATGAGATTTTCTAAAGGTGTTTCCATGTTTTCTAAAGCTTTCCTGACAAATTCTTGAATTTGAGGATCGGGATGAACGTAACTGCCTATCTTATTGGCTGTGTTAAAAGCTAAGAATTCTAGAGAAGCAGCCACCGTTTCATCTTTCTCTACCATTTCTTTATAATAATTGAGTGGTATATCGCTATCAGCCCATACTTCACCAAGATATTCATTCAAAATTCCAAAAGGATTAGCCAATTGTGTTGCGGAAATTGTTTTCTTTTTTGGTCTACCCATAACATTTCTATCCCCCTTCCCGATGCTATTATTATATCATACTTTTTTATGTTTTTCGCACATCGGGGACAACTATCACTAATTCTCTTTCTACCATTTTTATTTCATCTTTTTGCCAATAAAAAGCTACATAATAAGCTTCGCCAGGCATTGTGTTTTGTTTATCTGCATAGAAAACAACATGATACTTTCCTGTATCAACAGGTTGAACGTTCAGTTCTCTTAACTGTTGAGGAGCTTTTTCTGCTGTTTCTAAATAAGCTTCATATGAGTCTGCATCAACCGTTTCCCATTCGTGTGTTATAGGGCTTAAATGTTGCGTGGTAAACTCCAAAACAATACTGCTACCCCATTCAACCTTTAATGCCATACAACCATCCCCTTTTATACTTTTCTAACAAGAGTTCGAAACTTTTTAAAATTAACAAGAGTTTGAAAATTTTCAAACTCAACAAGAGTTCGAAGCATTTTTAAATTAAGTTTTCGAATCTGTTCTAAAATAGAAAACAATGCTGACTGTACGTTTTCCCCTACTTTACTAGTTGAAATAACTTCTTCTGTTGTAAATTCGGATACTTTCGTTATTTCAGTAAACTCATTATAAGTTTTTTGAAGTGTTGCAACCAGTGCCATCAAATTTTCAGTGATTTCTAAAACACTCTGAATTTCACTTTGAAACTTTTTTGCTTCTTGTGTTGAAGCACTTTGTATTTCTTCAGATTTTTTTAAAGTTGTTAAAACGGCAACTACTTCTTGCAAACTACTTGAAACTCTCTCCAACTCCGCCAACAACTCACCAACAGAAAGTTTAGAAACATGAGAAAAGGCATTCGAAAGAGCAGAAATTAATTCAGAGGCTTTCACATACGCTGTCGCGATGTTTTCGACCAATTGCTCTTTTTCAGTCGAAGCAGTTGTAATAAGTTCGCTATTTTTATATTTTTCTAGTAATTTGGCTGTTGCTTCTTTAATAAGATAACTAATTCTTTCAGTAAAGATTGCTATTGCTTCAACGGCAACCAATTTATTCTTGACCTGCTGAGAATTGATTACAAGTCCAGGATATAAAATAGCATATTCAAGAGCATTGGTAATGTCTTCAAGAATGCGAATAGTATCTTTGAAAGATATAACAACATAACCGGAAGTAGATAAGGCCGAAGAATAAGCAGTTGTGTCATTTAAGGCTTCAAGCATCAAATCACTCTTTGCGATCATCTTAGTTATGTTATTAAGTTGCTTAACCGTCCAAGTGACGGGATCGTGAACTATGTAATCGTTCCACGTTTGTGAACTTACACGAGCGAACAATGTATTGGAAGACGACATGTTGAGCACTATATCATGTAAGATCGAAGACAAACTTGAGAACGAATTAGCAGATGTTATAGTTTCCGAAGCAGAAACCTGTTTTTTGAGAATAGCAACAATCGTAGAAGAACCAAGTTTAAGAATAATAGGAACACCAAATAATACCCAAAACGACGAGGGGATGATCATAACAGAATGTATCAAATTTGTTTTTGTAAAAGTATAAAATATCAACCAATCCACACTCTGTTCCCCTAAAGCAATGCTCCCATAAACCTCCGAAGGAGCACTAAAACCATAATCAGAATATACTATTTCATAGGTGATGTCGCTGCTACTAGTCCACACAACCTCTTTAACACCATCAAAATTTGGAATTACTACTGCATTTTGCCATTCTCCTTCAATTACAAAATCATTATTTTGTTCAAAATCTCCACCATAATATATAAAGTTGTCACCATCGGCTTCAACGGTTATCCCATATTTTTCGCTTGAACCCCGAACTCTGAATCTAATATCACTCCTTTTCGAAGCAAAATTTTGTAATGACTTAACTTTTAAATTTAATGCATTAAAATTTATTATAGAATTAAGATAATGCCAATAATTTGAATCAGTACCTGTAATTTTTGAATCGCTTATAGCAAAACTCGAATCACTATTCCCACCCGAAACCACGGATTGCCATTTGCTAGTATCTAGTTCATCCCCGTCAAAATCATCAAACAACAAAAACACTTCGTCTCCATTTTCTCGTCCTTTAACCCCTGTTCCCCACTCCATAACGATACTTATACCATTTTCCCCTATCCATGGTACTTTTACGTAGCAATATCCATTTTTCTTTCCACTCTCATCATGTTCAATCCAATAAGGCAGTTCCTCGCCATTTATATCAAGAAAACGAATATTGGAATAATTTTTATCAATTCCAGAATAGCGCGGAATTTGAAATTCAAGAACAGCATCATACGTTGGTGTGGTGCCAGAAAAAGTTAAAACGGCTTTAGGCATTCAACCACCTCACGTGGTAGTTTTAATCACATTCACTACTACGTCTGCACTTTGATTTGTGTTGTTCGTGATTTTAATTTCCACATATTTTTCCGCTAACACACTAACTGGTAGAATATAACGCCAGCTTGTAGCGGCAGGATACGCAGCACCCACTACAATAGCTTCATCAGAAAAATTAGTCCCATCTTGAGAAGGATAAACAGCAACTTCTACTCCGCCAGAAGAAGGAGCTGTAGAATAAGTCAAAACAACCTCTATTTCCATAGCTATTGCATCCGAAACATCAAAAGCAGAGCTAACAGCAGAAGCCCCATTTGCTAAACTTGAAACAGATAAAATCTGTGTTGGAGATGACTTCGTCAAGGCCATTCATTACACCTCCTCAAAAGCAACCGGTGACGACAAATTGTACTTACTCAAAAGATTATAATATTCGTCTCGCAACGCAGTATATTCTTGTTTCCAGTTTTCTAACCGTTTCTGACAATTATTCAAATTATTCTGTACTGCTTGTTGTAAAAAACTTAATTCTTGGCTTTTTCTCTCCTTTTCTTCACTAATCGATGTCATTCGTGCTAAAAGATCGTCAACCGTTTCCTGTGCTAAGCTAACCATCAACTGCTGCTCTGCTGTTTGGGGTTCGCCGATATTCGTTATCATTTCTTGCAACTTGCTTGCCTCATTCTGAATCTCCTCTAATTCATATTCCAAAACTTCAATTTTTTGTTGCAATTCTTTTATCCTATCTTCATCTTCAGGTGAAGCAACACAATTAGGTTTTTGTTTTAACAAAGCATTTAATTTTTCAAATAAAAATTGAATACGTGGCATGTCAGGAAATTGTGTGATAAAGGCTTGATATTCCTCTGGTTCAAACTCAACTTTATCAGTAATACCAAATTGTTTAAAAGCTTTATATACAATCTTAGCCAAATCATTCACCTCCTTAAGGGCTTATAAGCCCCCTAACATCAATGAGTGCTAAACTGTAAACTCTGCACTTCCAAGTAAACATCTCTATAGTTTTCCATTGGAGTATTTTCAGGAACTATCACCTTAATCCAAAAAGGCACTACATCGCCATCGTTGATGTCGCCAAGATTTAAGGCAGCTCCCGCATCACCATAAGCGCCTGGTGTTGATCCTGTTCCATCGCTATCAGGTGCAAGATAATGCCAATTTGGATCAGCACCTGCCCCTGAAACTAAATCGCTGATTTTAACCGTTACATTTTGAGCATTAACACCTTCAGCTGCTATCCAAAGAACCTGTTCCATAGTTCTATCGGCTTCTACACTGCTGTTACCTATGGCATAACTATCTGCAAAAATAGGTTCACCTGCATCGAAAGCAACTACTGTTTCTCCAGAAGCTGGTGCAGAAGTCAAAGTAATTGTGTAAGTTCCATCACCATTATCTGTGACATTGTAATCCGTTCCTGAAACAAGTAATTCTCCATATGGAGCTGAAGTGCTATACTTTCTAACTTCAGCTGGATTTTCGTTAACCGTAAATGATGTCGCTGTTCCGTTTCCTTCAAGTTGCCCTAATATCACCCTTATAGGTGTAGTTTTAGCCTGATCTTTATAAACTTTTACACTCATGCAAACCCCTCCTTATTGAAATTTTACCACCAATCATTTGAAGGCAAAATAATTCTAGAACTTGCAACCGAAACAGGTTTCGTAAATGCAGCTAAAGCTAAAGCTATTACTGTGTCGTCATGATAACCACTTTTTGCTTCCATCTTAACGTAACCGCCATCAGTTTCTTTGTATTCAAAAAATCTCAATTCATCAAGCAAATCTTTTAGCATCGGGATAGTTATTTCTTGCATCTCAAATTTAACTCTAAGATTATCTATCAACTCCTGCTTAGTATTTGGAGTGAATTTAAATGGTTGTAATCTGACACCTTTCATTTGCAGTTGTTCGTAAATTGGATCACCAACGCCTGTAACATCTATATAGCCTTTAGGTTGATATCGTTTGTAAACTGTTTCTATTCTACTAAGAACATAACTCCATGATCTCTGGTTAAATCTTTCAAAATAAACCAATCTATATGGCTTTTCCGTTATATCTAAAACGATAATCACAGTATAGTCTTGGTATTTAGCAATATCCACACCCATCGAATACATATGCCCTGATTGTGGTTTGATCGGCACTTTATAATCCTCGATAACATCTTCGATAATAGACCATGGAAATACTACGCTTTCATCATCAACAAATTCAGCTTCATATTCCACTCGCCATCTAAGAGATGTTTCGCCATATTCTAATTTCTTGAGTTCTAAAAATTCTCTGGATATGTAGGGGTTCATTGTAGAAGGAAATCTAAACGATTCGTAACCCCTAACGCCCTCAATTCCTTTCATAAACGAGTCGTAAAAGTGATTTTTACCATAAGGTGTTGATATCTTAACAAGCCTTCCATTGTAATCAGCCAACATAGGTTCGATGACATCATATACAGCAGAATCTTTAATAAAAGCCGCTTCATCTAGGATAACCAAATGTGCTTTTCTTCCCCTCAAATTGTTCGGTTTATCAGCAGATCGGGCATGTATTTCACTACCATGGACGAATTGAAGTAAAGGGTATGGAGAGTATCGAGTTCTCTTAACTAAATCATGTAAAGAACTTTTTCCAAGGAATTTCAAAACTGATTCAAAAATAACCATCGATTGATCATATGTCGGTGCTATAATAAAAATAATTCTATCAGGTGCTTTTACTGCTTCGTAAATAGCCAAAACAGCCATAGCTTCACTTTTACCAAATCTTCTACCTGCAGCAACTGTAAGAAATTGAGCATTGCTGCGCAGTATCTTTTTCTGACCCTCATGCGCTTGCCAATTAAAGAATTTCTTGGCAAAAACAACAGGGTCAGTTATTTTCATCCGCGCCCCACATCTCCTTTAGAATGGCAGCAACATTTTCCTGTAATTCGGAATGAGCAGTTTTTTCAATGACCGTCTTAATGGCTTGGATGCTCCTTTGTGTAGCAACATTCCATACTCTACTCCAAACATCAATCTCTTTTAGTTCGGTAGCACGAAGAATTTTATTTTTAGCCTGCTTTCTTAAAACACGAGCATCTTCGATGATATCATAAAGTTCATCTCTTTCGTTGAGTTTTTTAACCAAATTTTCTGCTGCCGTAAGTGCCGCATCGACCTCAGTAACATTTTGGATAGCTTTATCAGGGGTTAAATGTTTTTCAAGATGATTTTGAATGGCTTTTGGAGAATATCTAATCCCATATGTATTTTCTATATAAGCCGCTATTTGTTTAGGAGAATAACCTTCAAAATACATTCTTTCTATTTCATTCCTGTGTGGAGAGGTACAAATCTCGCATTTCAACCATATCATCCTCCTCTTCTTCTAATTCAACAGCAAAGACGGTTCCTTTCGCAATTAAATCTTGCTCTATTTGTAGAAGTTCTTCTAAATCTTCCTCGGTTTCTGCATAAAGATTTAAATCATGAATGAGCCATATCTCTTCCTCTCTATCCACCGTCATCGCCTCCACATCAACATAGTTAGTATTATATCACATTCTCTTTGGTCTTGCAGAAAAGGAAAAAGGGCACAAAAGTGCCCTTAAATAGCTTAAACATTGTAAATTTTGAAACTTTTGCCATTTCTGTTGCAACAAAATTGTAACATAACCGTAACATATTTGTTACTTTTCCTTTAGGGTTTTGGGCTTGACATCGCTTTGTTTAATCAAAGCTTCCATAAAGCCTTCTGCTTCTTTCTTTGTTGTAAACCTACCAACAGTCAAGTTGTTCCCGCTAGTAAAAACAACGTTTACCGTATACTCTGGTCTGCCCGCACCGCCTACTGTCATGTAGATATACTCTACGTTATTCATGTTAACCAACATCGGTGGGTTCTTAAATCTCAAAAACATCC